TAAGATTCGAAATCTTTATCTAACTGAAACACTAATGAAGTAGTAGGAACAATAATAAGCTTTCTACCTTTCAGAAAATCACATAACATATAAATTATTAATGATTTACCACTCGCAGTTGGTGATAATATCAGGGCCCTTTCTGTCCGTAGTGCATGAGCCATAGCACCAATTTGATAATCGTAAGGTTTTATTTTATATTCTTTTGTGAAAGATTCTAATTGTGGTATAGAATAATCGTTTATATCATCTAAACCATCATTTAAAATTAAATCATAATCACGTTGTTCCGCAAATAATTTTATGTGATGTATAAGTCCGCCATAGATAAGCTTTGTATTAATATTGAAAAGACGTATTTTACCGTCCCAGTATCTATTACGATATGCTGGCATAAATTTAGCACCAGGAACATCAAATGTAAAGTAGTCACTTAGTTCTCTGCAAGTTGATTTTTCAGCATCAATTTGTATATAGACGGAGTTGTATTTTCTGACTCTGATTGTGTCTCTTCTACTACTCTCACTTCTGGATAGTCGTATTTCTTGTTCCATATATGTGCATTATCTTTTCTGAATTTAGCTATTCTCAATTTTAATCTAGATACTTTTTCTTCGCTATCCAGTAATGAATCTGTTCCAGTCGATTGCATTTTTTATTTGAAATCCTCTGTTATTTATTTGTCGTAAAATGGCTTCTAAATAGTTAACTTTTTCTTCTTGTACGGATACACGTAAACTATGCTCCGTAAGAGCATCATCACTATCTACATATAAATCGACTTCATTCTTTAATAATTTTTTATAAAATTGATCCCTGCCAAGTTCTTTGAGTTCTTCTTGATCCAGTTCACCAAGATAATATTCTAATATGACTCTACGTTTTTTCTTGAGTTCAGCTTTTGCTGAAAACATTTTGATACGTTCGGCCATGAATATTTTAAGATACTTGTTATGCAATACTGGTATATTTGAACTTTCAGTAGCTAGTTCGGTTTCATCGATGGAACTATCTTTAGTCCACATCTCCATAATATCTTCTATTTTCATGTATCTCTTTTGCCATAACTATCATTTAATACTTGTTGTATTTGTTTCTCTGTTGCACAAACTATTCTTTCAATAGGCTTATAAGCTGGATACTCTTTTGTTAGTTGCTTTGTGAGTGCAACTCTGAGTTGTTCTGTGCTTAATTTTGTTCTACACTCTTCTCTTGAAACGAAAGAAGGTTTTTGTAAAATATATAAATCTTGATACCCTCCAACGACACCTGAAAATATCACTACTACTAACCAATTCATTTTGCATTTTCCCTTGCTTTAAGTCTAGCTTTTTCTAAGTCTTTAGCCAACTCCAGTTTACGTTGATGTTCTTTGACACCTCTAAATTTGTATCGATGTTCGGGGACGTATCTTATATATTCTTTGATTGCAGTACCACTGAAACCTTTGAATAGTAACTTTCCATCACCATAGACAGTGCCTTTAGAACCTTGTAGTTCTAGTATATAATTATTGTTACTTATTATCATACTATAACTATATCATATTTATTTGATTATGTCAATTGAATATTTTCTATATGCGAATGAAACGGAGCCTTGCAAATAATCGATATCTGTATTTTGTGTATTAAATTCTAAAGAACCTAAACTTATGGGATATAAATCTATGAAATTTATCTGTAAGTTTGGTTGATATTGAGATGTTGTAATTATTAGATTACCATCAGAATATACAGTTCCTGTATTTGCATTATTTTGTTGTAATGCACTTTGCAAATTTGCTCTTTGTTGAAAATTGTCTGGATATCCTAAACCCTCTAACCAATCATATATTTCTATGAAGTTTTTCAAATCTTCATCTATAGCAAATCTCAACTCTAATGCACTAAATGTTAGTTTATCTCCGGGTACAGGTATTTTTATGAAGATGTTTTCTTGATCAACTTGTCCAAGTGTTATATCTGGTATTGTTGCAGATGTACAAAAATAATTTACATGTGGTAATTTTTGTATTGAAAATTTAAAGCCTGTAGGTGAGAGAAAACTCAAATTTTCAGGCATTGTTCTTTGTAGTTGTGCCATGGATAACTCCTCAACACTATTTATAATACAAATAAAAAAGGGGCGATGAACGCCCCTTTTGATCTAAATTGTTTACTAATTACATTAAGTTTGCTACTTTTGAAAGTCTGTAGTAGATATTCTTTTTAGCAAAAGCGATGGCTCCGTCAGCATTTGATGTAGCGAATGGATTTGCTACCATGCCGTAACGTGTTTTGAAGCCAATTTTTGGTTGGAAAGTATTCTCACCAATTGCTCTTACCATCTGTAGTGGTACGTATGGGCAATAGAAAAGTCCAGCATCAAATGCACTTGTACCTTTATAGCCTAGTACGTAATAGTTTTCAGCAGATGCGCCTGAATTTGTTGGTGAGAAATAAGGATCGATGTATACCTTAATTCTTCCGTTAAGAACACCAGCAAATGTATTTCCTGTGTCATCTACTTGCAGATTGTTGTTAAGAGCAGGTGTATAGTCAAGAACACCAGCCATGTTGAGTGCTGAAGCAACATCAGATGAACAAATCATCATGTTACCTTTCCCTCGTCTTGTGGCCTTTGCGATATCGTTGGCATCTCTCTCAATGTTAAACATTAAGCCTTTGAACTTTTCTACACTCCAACGTCCGTTTGAGTCTGTGTCTAAGTCAAAAGTACCAGAAGTTGTTACATTGTTTTGTGAACCAGCGGCGGCTGTGTAGTTAATTGTTCTCACAACTTCTCTGTTGATTTCAGCTAAGATTTCAGCAGATAGTATGTTTGACAATTCGGTTTCAGCATCAAGTCCATGAATTGCTTTCAAGTCTTGTGCTAATTCCATTGTGTACTCAGCTTTCAATGCTCTTGAAACGGCGGTAACTGAGATTTTCTCAATTGAGAAAGCCATTTCTTGAAACTGGTTACCAGATGCATCGCCTAATTTTTCAGCATCGGCAGTTGTCATACCAGTACCAACTGTGTAGCCTGTACCTGATGCTCTAGCAGTTGGATCTGTACCTGATTGTGCATTATTACCACTATCATCGATAACAGCTTGCGATTGCGTGTTAGCGGCCGCACTTCCAGAAAATGTAGATACTGCTTCGTTAAATAGTGCCTCAGTTCCAGCTTGTCCGGTAAATCTGGATCTCATTGCGAAAATAAGTCCAGTCGGTCCTGACATTGGTTGCACACCGCAGATATCGTATGCGATTAGATTTGGCATTGAACGTCTTACCAATGAGATTAACACTGGATCGAATGTGTCAATTGCACCGGTGCTTGCATCAGATGATGAGGCGCCCATTGCGTTTGTTGGTGCCGCTTCGCCCAATAGCGAAGGAGCTTGATACCCACCAGAGCCATAGTTTTGCTCTTTAGCAGATTTTTCTTGATTCTCAAGAAGGGTTGCAGTTACGGCTCTTTTATGTGCATCACCAATTTTAGGCAAATCTGGATGCTCAAGAACTGGCTGCCACTTCTTTTGAAGTTCATCAGAGTTTGTAATCATTTTTAGTCTCCCTTAAACTAATTATTCAGCCTATTAATCAATATTTATAATTTATTACTTTTTGATGCTTCGAGATATAGCAGACATATAGCCAGCCATAGAGCCGTTCACTTTTGTTTCTTCCTCTAAATTTTCTAGAGGTTCTTCATCAGATACATCATTACTTTCTACAACTTCTTCTTTTGGGAAGTAGTTATTCTTTAATGTCTCTAGCTTTTGTGTATAATCGTCATCGTAATCTACACTGTCTGCTAGTGACTTAAATTTTTCTTTTTGAGTTTCGGTTAGATCCTCACTCATTTCAGAAAATACTTTTTCAGACTTTAGATTATTTAACTCTTTTCTGAGTTCAATATTCTTTTCAATCTCTTCATTTACAGCTTTTTCAGTTTCTTCTACTTTTGCGGCCATCTCATCAACAATATCTACTTTCTCTTCTGGAATATCGATATAGTTTTCTGTGAAAAGATTTCTAAGTCCTACCATAAAGTTTTCTACAATCTCTGAACGTATACCTTGTTCGATTGCAAGTTCATTTTCTTTAACCCATTCGTTAACAACATATTCTAGATACTCATCTAACTTTGCGGACATTTCTTCTTTTACAAGTTCTTTCTCTGCCTCTAACTCGGATGCAACATCTATTTCTGTTTCAGTTAAAGCTTCGTTTATTTTTGTTAAAACAGCAGTTTCAAAAATAGTTGTAGCTTTTGCTTTGAATTCCTCTGATAAATCTTCGTCACCAAATAAAGCTTTGATATCAGCAGATAAATCTAAACTTTCAGGCTTATATGTAGCTCTCATTGGCTTTTTAGCTTTTTCAGCCTTCATTTCTTTATCATCTTTTTCTTTAGCTTTAGGATCCATCATAGCAGTATACATTGATGCAACGTCCATCTTCTTAGACTTATTTGCAAAGTCCATCATAGCTTTGATCATCCCTACTTTGGTTTTTGGTACTGGTGCTTTTACAGGTGTTGGATCTGGAATTTCTGATGGATCGCCCATTGAGGCTTTTTTCGCTTCATCTAGATTATCATCATCTATTTCAACTGCCTCAACTTCCTGATCAGCAACTACATCTTCGAGGATTTCTTCCTCTTGTGTATTATCTTGAACTTGATCGGACATTTACTTGCTCCTCTTGATCTTTATTAATTTGAATCTATTTATAAATTTATAACTTTGAAAGAAAATTTTCGAAAACTTTTAACTTCACATTCTCTAATTCAGACTTTGATGCAGTCTTTACTTCCTTTTGCATATCGGCAATATCGGCTTCACGTATGATTCCGTTATCCCATATCCACTCTTTACTTTCCATGACACCATTTACAAATGCATTTGGTGCTGAAGGATCTGCAACAATATCAGCCGCTGTTGCTAGGTAAAAATCTTTTTGTACTTCATTAGCACCATTCTTCTGTTTTAAACTTCCCATACCTCTACTTGAGACACCTAGTTGTGCGCCTTCATCAATTAGAGATTTGACAATTTGGCCATATGGAGTATTAGTCATAATCTTTGCTTTTCCTACAAAATTTGAACCATCTTGCTGTAACTGTGTTATCATATGTGATACTCTTTCTAGATTGATGGTTGGGCCTTGTGGATGTCCTAATTCTCCATATGCTCTATTCTTATCGATGTACTCTTTATTGTATCTATTTACTTCTTTTTGTAATACATCTTTCGGATACATTCTACCATTTCTATTCTTTATGTCTCCTTGCATAAAAATACCTTCAATGTACAACCCTTTTTTGCCATTATTTTCTTCTTCTAGGTATTTTACCTCTTCATTTACTTCGCATATAAGTTTCATTAGATTGAATCTCCTGATGCTACATGAGTACCCAATACAGTTGTCGGACCTCGTAGTCCTTGTCCTATAGACAAATTAATAACTAATTGGCCATTAGCAGGTATTTTAATTGTACCAACATCCGCATCATCATCTTCATTTCTAACTGTTACAGTCGTAGCAGAAGTATGTCCACAGAGATGAACCGCTGTAGATGTTTTAAACTTTGTAGTTCCTGTAGCTAACGCTGTAGATGTGCCTTTAACTGTAACTGCCATTTTCTTACCCTTTATACATGATGTCTAGTACTTTCATCAGTCCTTCTGGACTTCCATCAATCATTTTCTCAACTTTTTTCTTTAACTCAGGTTTTGTTATTCTTTTGTCATATGATTTTGTTATCATATTTGCTGTTTGCATATCAATATTCATCATTTTACCATTTTTAAATTTTACTTTCGATGCCTGCTTGTCTTTGACAATTTTACGCAGTGTATCTAATACTCCTTCGTTAAAATTTTTTTTTTCTTCTTGCGACTCTCCACAAGTACAAGTATTTTCTCCGTCATTGCAAATCGGACAATCTATATCTTCGCTTACTGCTTTTAAAGAGCCTTTAAATATATGTTCTTGTCCTTTTGGTTCAGCATCACTCTTAGATACTTTATGATCTTTTGCAAATTTCTCTTCGCCTTTAGAACGGGGCTTATACTCTGTAGCTTCTTTATCGTCATCTTTAGGTGCTACATAATCTTTTGCATCTGCCTCTTCTATGTATCGACTAAACTTCTGTAGTTTCATCTTCTGATTCCTCTGGCTCTTGTTCGGCCTCTACTTCTGGTTCTACTTCTGACGGCAACGTGTCTTCTTCTTTGCTATTCATAAAGCTAGATGCAACATCTATCTTTTTTAGTTCAATTGCATCGTTAACTCTAGCAGATAAAATATCATGTATAGATTTCTTAAACTCACCAGAGTTACCTGATAAAGCGAGTTCAACTGCGTCCTTTGTAGTGTAGTCTGCCATATTATTTCCTTTCACATATTTATAAATTATTCTTCTTCAGGTGTATCTTCTTCTTCATTTGATATTTCATTAGCAATCTCTTCTTTCTCTTCATCTGTTTGTCTTAAAATATTTGTTTTTATCCAGTTATTAGAGAAATATTTACCTGTATATTGATCAACTTCTTGTAAAAGAGTCATTCTTTCTCTTAATATTTCGGCATCTCTGAGTTCTGAGAAATGATTGTCTTCTTGATAATTAAACTTTATTAAATCTCTCATTTCACTCCACTCAGCAGAAGTCATAATACCTTTGAGTAAAAGTTGTCTTTCAAGTAATATTAAAAATAATTCAGAAAATCTTGAACGTAATCTTGTGATAAATTTAGAAAATTTAATCTCATCTCTTGTTATTTCTGAAGCCCTACCTACATTAAATTGAGTTTCTTGCTCTAGTCTAGAAATAGGTACATTAAGTGCTTCGTATAATTTACGTCTGAAATAATTAACATCATCTAATTCACCAAGATTTTGTCCACCTGGTAATGTGGTAATTTCTGTTCCTCGGCCACCTTCTCTTCTAGGTAACCAATAGTCTTCAAGCATGGTAAGAAATTTTCTATCATCTCTGACTTCACCTGTATTTGCATCATATACAAGTTTATTTTTATGCTTTACCATCATATCTCTTAGATATTGTTCTGCTTTCTGTTTTGGTAAATTACCTACATCAATATAGAATATTCTTCTTTCGGGTGCCCTTGCAAGTCTATAGATAACTGTAGCATCTTCTAACATTCTTAACTGATTCAGAGGTTTAATAGCTTTATGTAAATGTCCCAAAACATTATAATTTCTATTATCTAACACTCCACTGTGACAATATGCTATAGCATCTGGTGCTATTTTTATGCCTGACGTACTATCACTTACACCTTTTCCTTGATAAAGATAAAACTCTTCCATTTTTTTCTCAAGAGCTTCTTTTCCTATTGTCTGAGCTTGTTGATTTTTTCTTACTGGTTTCTTAACTTTTTTAATTTTTCTAGGATCAACATATCTTAATTCTTTTATACCCGCTCTAGGATTTTTTAAATCAATAACAATGTGATAGTATATTTTTCCATCGACATACCAGTTACGAAATACATCATAACCTTTTGTATTCATTTTCAAAAGTCTTTGAATATACTCAAACTCATCTCTCATCATCTCTTTAACACTAGCAGAGACAGTTGCAACTTCATCTAAATCTAAATTTATGGGTAATTGATTATCATCTGTAATTATAGCTTCATTACATACGTCATCAATGGCTTTTTCTGCTTCTGGTTGCAAAGCCATTTCTCTATATTTTGTGATTAATTGAGTTTCATTTTTGATTTTATTATCAAGATCAACTGTAGTTCCGAATGCTCCACCTTCGCTGATAGCAACTGCGCCATCTTCGATATTTTGTGGAACAAATGAAGGTAATGGTTCTTCTTTTTCGGGCCTACCTATACGAAATCCGAATAGTTCTACTGCTTCTCGCAGAAAACCTTTTCTTTCTTCTGCCATATTATATCCTTTTACGTGTGTCTTATACTATTTATGACTCACGAAATCAATTAAATTCCGCCAGCGTTACCTGTGGTACCACCTGAAATTTGCCAATAATCATATTGAAATGTCACTGTGTATTCTTGTATGGTTTCTGCATCCCAAGCCAGATCGATAGTTCCTACTTCTGAAGGATATAATCCAACAAAGTCATATATT